ATTGTAATTCGCTGTGGGCCTGTTGGATGCTGTCTTGCATATCCTGTACTTGTTTTTTTAATTCATCTATTTTCATAGTATTTTATTACCTTTCTTTGTGGGGGGCTTTCGCCCCCCGTTATTATTATTGGTTATTAGGTTCCTTGATGTCAGCAACATCAAACCCTATCGCATCAATGATATCGCATAAGTTGTCGTAGCTGTCAGCCTTGATAGTCTCCCACCAAGTTTGGTCTTCAAGCGTGAATAATACTTTGTAAGTATTCATAGTATTTTTCCTTTCTATTTGATTAATATTATTCATACTCTTAATACTAGTGGGGATAATAAAGGTTCCATCTTTTTTTAAAATAAATTTCAACCTAGAAACGGCCTTGCTTTTTTCAACCTAACTTTTACAACCTGAAATCCTAACGAGGGGGGGCCGTGTGTAAAAAAAAGAAAGGGACACATAATAAAATTTTTTTTTCAAAATTTTAGAGATTTTAGGTAGCGCCAGGCGCAAGCTCTTTGGGAGAGCGCGCTGGCTTAGGAAAGGTAAGGCGACGGTGTGATAAAAGGAGGACATACCAATCGAGGTGATTGAAAGGTCACACCGCCGCTAATATTATAAAACCGCGCTAATATATTAGTATATTAGTATATTACTATATTAGAATATTAATATATTAGTATATTAGTATTTTAATATATTAGTATATTAATATATTATTAATTACTTCAACCGACGTTTTAAATTTATTGGTTTTTACCTATAAGTGTCAACACCTTTTTTCTTGTATACCAAAATAACTATTTTTATATTATCTGCATGGAAAATGCAACTCCAAAAGGGGTTTTTGATTTAGGCCCAGCTATTGATGAATTGAAGTCTTTGTCCAGCAAGTTTCAAGAAACAGGGGACTTTCACTACATGACAGAGATACTACTAATCATAGAAGAGATTGAACTGCCTCTGCTTATAGATACATTCGATGGGGAGTTCACCGCAGAGGCCTAATATGTACAAAAAGACCATAAAGGGAGTGGACTACCATATATACGAGAACGAGGAGGAGTTTCGTACACATCACCGCAAAGAAGAGTTGCAAGATGACTGGAGGACCGCAGAAGAAGGACAGTGGGTAACAAGCGATGATGGACAGGTTCTAACTATTTTACGTAAAGCATTGATGTATAACGACAAGAAAGGTAAGAAGACCTACTACGTAAGGACCTTACTGGGTACATCTTTTGCAACAGAGGACCATAAACTAACAGGTAAGCCGCCAAAAGACATCTATACCTTTAAAAAGTACGATGAGAGCAAGTTTATTACCCACAGAGAGAAGTTGTTTGCAAAGATGATAGCATTGGGTAGAGAACCAGTAGAGGCGTATTTGAATGTCTATAAGACCAATAACAGGGATTATGCACATAAAAGGACCAAAGTATTACTCAAACAAAAAAAGATAAGGACACTTGTGAATAAAGAAGTAGAAGAATTAATGAATGACCTTGGTATTACCAAGACATACTTATTAGAACAAGCAAAGGGAGTAGTAGACAAAAGCGATGCACGGGATGCAGATAAGTTGCGCGCACTAGAAACATTGATGAAGATTTCAGGATTGCTATCCACGGAGAAGAAAACAGACTCTGTAGCGCTTATACAGGAGTTTACCGGGTTTTCCCGTGATAAACTCAAAGCCTTTGAGTCTAATATGTTACCGGAAGGTAAAGCAGGGTAATGTGGCAGTATCCAAGATACATGACCTGGAATCGTACAAAATATCAATTAATACTAACTAGGAGTAAATAATGCCGTATCATAGCAAAAAGAAGAAGTCTGGCGCCAAGAAGAAGAAAAAGATGATGGGTGGCGGAATGGTCAAGCGTAAGAAGATGATGAAGGGTGGAATGGTTAAGAAAAAGAAGAAATAACCATGAAACGTAAATTTAAAAAAGTAGCAAAGACAAAACGAGGTGTCCCTAAGAAATACGTTAGGGGTGCTAAAAGTCCATCTAAAGTAGAATCAGAGATAATAGAAACAAGAAAGCTTTATGCTGCTGGTAAACTCACACCAGCCATGATGGATAGAATATCAAAAGAGAGGAGTCAAAGTGCCAGCAAGAAAAAAAAGCGCACCAAAAAGAAAAAGCGGAGGTAGTTCAAAGTCTGCCGTTATCAGTAAATACTCTAAAAGTTCAGGGATAGCAAAGTCTACCCTGTCCAAGGTCTACTCCAGAGGGTTGGGGGCGTACTATTCCAGCGGTTCGAGGCCCGGCACAAGCGCCCACGCTTGGGCAGCGGGACGTGTTCGTAGCTTTGCCACTGGTAAAGGTGGTGCACGTAAAGCCGATGCAGACCTTATACGTGGTGGTAAAAAGAAAACTACCCGTAAAAAGACCACGAGGAAAAAATGAGCAAGAAAGACCCACGACTTAAAAGAGCGGGTGTTACTGGGTTCAATAAACCAAAGCGGACTCCAAGCCATCCAAAGAAAAGTCATATTGTAGTTGCCAAAGAAGGCGATAAAATTAAAACAATACGATTTGGACAGCAAGGTGCAAAGACAGCGGGAAAGCCTAAAGCGGGGGAATCTCGTGCAACTAAAATGAAACGCAAGTCGTTTAAAGCAAGACATAGAAAGAATATTGCTAAAGGAAAAATGAGCGCAGCTTATTGGGCTAATAGGGTCAAGTGGTAGATGCCGAACAAAAAAGCCAAAGAAAGAAAGCGCCGAAAAAGAAAGCTAACGCTTGAAAACAAAAAAAGAAAAAGAGAAGCCTACAAAAAAAGAAAAGCAGCTAGACAATAGCCTGCAAACATTTAACATTATACCTCCTGCCTCTGAGATGTCAGAAAAAGATGAGGTATTAGCAAAGTGTTATAATGATTTATTGTTCTTTGGTAGAGCCTTCTTGCCAAACGACTTCTTAAACAAAAGTGCCTCACCCCTTTGTCACTACCAAATATCAAAACGATTGATATCTACCAAGCCAGGTGAAAGGATATGTATCATACTTCCTAGGGGTTTTGGCAAATCTATACTATCGAAGACAGCTATCTTGCATAAACTATGTTTTTCTGGTGCGGATGCCCAAAACTTTATTGCGTGGGTATCGGAAGAACAGGGACAATCCATTGACCATCTCAAGTTTTTACGGTATCACTTAGAAACAAATAAGATGATTAAGTATTATTTTGGTAATATGGATGGTGGTAGTGTTGGAAAGCGCTGGACAGAAAAGGACCTTGTAACGCCCAAAGGTGATAGAATTATTGCAAAGGGTACTAGCCAAAGATTAAGAGGTCGTGCTGAAGTAGATGTACGGTATACCGGTATTATCTTAGACGACTTTGAATCTGAACTTAATACCAAGACACCCGACAGAAGGAATGATATTAAGCGTTGGGTGGTATCTACGATTTATCCTGCATTAGAAGAATCACCGGGTAGAGAAGGCTGGATATGGCTTGCAGGTACGATTGTACACTTTGATAGTTTCTTACAAATGACCTATGATGGGTTTCAGCAGGCAAAGAAAGACGATAGGCACTATCCTTGGGATGTATACTTCCATAGTGCGATAGAGAGCGGTAAGTCTATATGGCCTGAACAGTTCTCATTAAAAAAACTAGGAGCAAAGAAACAGGAGTTTATAGAAGCAGGTCTTGTTAATAAGTTTGCACAAGAGTATATGAACGATGCGCGAGACGTAACGAACGCTTCGTTTAAGATAGATAGGATTCAATACTACTCTGGTGATAGAAGAAAAATGAGTAACTTTAACTATCTAGCAGAAAAAGACGAGATGATACCAATTAACATTTACATTGGTGTAGACCTTGCAGCTACCGCATCAGATACTTCTGATTATCAGGTAATATTAGTTATGGCTATTGATGCTCGTAAGAATAGATATGTATTAGAATACTTTAGAGAGCGCATACCTACATTTGATGTTCCTGCAAAGATTATTGAGATAGC